AGGATAAATGGCATCCATCTTTGACCAAATCCCGTCAGATTTTAGTTTCGTGACGAGGTTATTGATGGCGTTGGTAATCGTCGCGTCCGTGATGGCCGCGGCGGTCAGGAACGTCTGGGCGTCGCTGTCTATGCTTGTCGTTGTCGCGTTGGCGATCACCGAATACTCGCTGTTGGAATATGTAACGCCGTCGCCGATCGCTTTGAGGCGGTAATAATAGGCCGTCACGGCGTTAAGGCCCGTATGGCTGTAAGATGTGCTGTTCGCCGCAATGGTGCCGCCTATCTGCGTCCACCCGGTGCTTCCGTTCGCGCTCCACTCCAGCAGGTAGCTGCTTTCGTTGCTAACGTCCACCCATGTCAGATTGATGACATTCGATCCGTTAGGCGTTGCCGTCAGTACCGGCGTCGCAAGTTGTATCAATCCGCTTCCGACGTTGAGGTTGGACAGCTTTACTTTGTAATAGTTTCCGAGCCCATCATCCACCAGCACGAACCATGTATCGGTCGGGCTTGTCGATTCGTTGAACTCGTTGATCATTTTTTTGGGCATGCGCTATGTATTAAAGTCGTTAGCCTCGAAGTCAGCTGCGACAAAATCGCTGAACTGCTGCGGGTTGTAAGCAAGTAAATTTCCGTTATTGTCCACGATATCAACGTCGAGGTTATCCGCCACCAAATATACAATATTCTCGGGCTTGCCGGATATGGTCAGACTGAAACTAAAGTTCGCAAACTGCCCGACAGTGCCGGTTATATTGATATCATCAATGATGCAGTCCGCTTCGTATGTTACCTCTTTGTTGATATCATCTGTAATTTTATACCGCGCGAACACGCTCTCGCGGGCGTGCTGCTTTTCCACCAGGTCGAAAATGCTGTAAAGTTCCGTGCCGGTTGAAAGCTTTGCGACGCCTTGCCCTTGTATCTGGCCGGTCAGTCTGCCGTAGATAAATTTCCTCCATTCGCCAGACGAATAGGGCGCGAGTTCAATCTTGTCGGCGGTCGTTGTAACGCTAACGTTACTACTGCACGCGACAGGATAAAGCTGAACCCCTATTTTCAGATAAAGGACAAAGTCCTTGCCTTTAATTTCATTACTCATAGTAAAAATCAAATGAGTGAACATCGTCGACGCCCGGGTCATTGCTCGGGACAGTCGTGTCAAAAATCTCCGTCAGCGACGCGGTCCAGGTTGCGCTCATGAAATCGATCTCCTTAATGTTGGAGATCCCGTAAACTTTTGTAGGCGCGTCGTCAGCAAAGATAACTGTATTGATGAGCCCGATCGGGTACTTTGTCCCGGCAATCTCCCATGTCAGCCCGTAAAGATTGACATCAAGTAAGGTCTTATAGGATCTATTCATGAACCATTTTGCCAGTACGTTCTGGCGCTTGAATGTCAACCGCTCGCTGTCATGGTCCCGCCGGAACCAGCGATCGCCCGTCAGCGTGATGCCGTCGGATTTATAGATCGCGCCCTTGTATGTGTGCGTTTCTGCATCGTCAAGGTACACTGTCTCCGTGAATGTCTTGCTTATGTCTTTGGAGATTGTGTAGCGGTCGTAATCGCCTTTTACAAGTCCTCGCCGGAGGTTCTTTATTGACGGCTTGACGTCAAAACTGAAATCTTTGACATACCGGTAAAGTGCGCCAAGATTTGAATAGTCATGAACAAGGTACACATGTATGTACCCCGCCACTGGTGTGCCGCCGATCGCCTCGCTGTTAAACTCTTCCCAGTCTACGCCACTCGTCGAGCGGGCGACGGTGCAGGCGGGTATCAGGGCCCAGGATGTAATCTCGCTCCATGTCCTGCTCGCGCTGTTGTACCCGTATGTTTTTGCATCGTTGCCGAAAAGGAACACAAAGGCCACCACGTCGGCCGCGGCCGTGATGTTGGCGTCATTGCGGTGCTGGAAACTTATGTCGATATAATCATTGTCCTCGACGTACACCTTGCAGGATTTCATCCAGCTGTCGGTTGTTGGCTGTGGAACAAGCGCGACGAAATCGTCATCCGGCAAACTGCGGGCCGTGCTTGCATATCTCCGCCACCTTTCAAGATTGTCCGTGATAGTGGTCGGCGTGTTCGGCGTTGCACCTTTCTCCCACGTCCAGTCATCAACGCTGAACGCGTCAAACTCGACCCCCAAAATGCTGAACTCACGCAGCTTTGCTCCTGCCTGAAAACTTTGATTGCAAACCACCTGGGCGAACTTGTCCCAGTTATAGCGGATGGTCGTCTGCTTCGACGGCTTCCGGAACGATTTTATCATCTCCGGCATGATGGGTTTTACGCTCTCATTCTCCCCGACCATGATATCGTAACGGGTCTGTGAACTTGTCCGGTTGCCGACTGTCGGCCGATCGTTGTTAATAACGTTGAGCGTCTGCGATGGGTCGATAAACATCTCCGGGATCCTGACGATCCACCATTCACCACGGTACTGGAAAACAGTCTGACACCATGCGCTGTTGATTTTCTCGAGCACGGTATAACTGTCGTCGAACTGATTGACGGACTGCTCAAATGTCCGCGCGTCAATCTTGCATTGATCCAGACCCGTTGAAAGGAACGTCGTCGTCATGCCCTCATAGAACAGATTGCTGATAACATGCGACCGGAAGCTTTGGTATTTGCTTTTGTCCCCGGCGTAGGCGATGAGGTTAAGTGGCGTGAAAGTGCCGACAAGCTGCTCGCCCGCGGTGCTTTGCAGTTGGATATTTTTCAGGCGTCCGATGCCCTCATCCGCGCGCAGTATGATGACGTGCTCCTGATCTATCCAGTTCTCGCTGATGTCCTCCTGAGATATGAACCCGTACCAGTACGCCGTCCACGGGCCGAAATCGAAACGGACCGTGATGTCGTCATCGTTGTCGGACAGGAAATCCTCTATCGTGACAGACCCGTCGGTGACGATCTCGATGGTCGCCTGCTGCGGCCGGACAGGCTTGAAAATATCATTATCCGAATTGAACTCGCCCAAGACAAACGGCCGAGTACTTCCTTGTAAAAGTATCACATCGCCAGAGTACCCGGTGACATCAAAGTCAAGACGGCAATCATACCCCTCGACATTTTGGAAATCCATCCGGTACTTTATGCCCATTAGCCTACCCTCCCTATTCTTGAATTAGTGTTATTGAGCACCCCGACAAGGTCCGGACCGCGCTGTACGAAAACCACCTGTCCGGACAGCTGCATGCCACCCTGGCCCATGTTGCCGCCGCCAAATGTGGGTGCGGAGCTGCGCTGGAGTTGGAACAGCGACCCGATGCCAGATCCACCGCCACCACCCAGCAGCCCCTTGAACACCGACCCGAATGATGCGGCCCCCGCGGCCGTGCCGCCTGAAATTATGGTTAATATACCGGCAAGGATTGCGGCCTTTGCTATTGTCGCGACAAGTTGAATGATAAGCCTTTTCAATGCGCCGCCAAGTGCCTGAAATACATTCTGACCATTCTCAAGTGCTCCAAAAACAGCATCCACGGCGGGCGCGACGATGCCGTTGAGTGTTGCCGCCAGTGTGTTTAGTTGCTCCGCGCTGAATGTGTCTTTTATCTTTGCTTTGAATGCGTCAAAGGTTGCAAGCGCGGTCGCCGGTATCGTCGGAACGATGGGCACCTGTACGACAGGGTTGGCTAATTTGAACGCGTTATTGATGTCGCGATCGGCCTGCTCATTGCTGACCCCGAGCTTTGCAGCGTCGGGTACGACGGCCACCTTGACAAGAGGCTTCGCTGTCCGGGTCTGACCCAGTGAACGCGTTACCTTGTTGTTCGCATCGGCGAGGTTTTTTGTCGATTCAGCTGCGGCGTTGATGGGCGCGGTTATCTGGTTGTACCTGTCGATGCTTTTCCCGATCTCTGTATTCAGATCCTTTGTCCGGCCCAGCAGCGCGTTCACGACTTGCTCCTGCTTTCTCACGGCGTCAGTTGCCGCCACTATGTCCCGCGTGTCCACGGTTGCCGCAAGGCCGACAATCCTTTGCGGTGCCGCCTTTGCGGTCGCGAGTTGATCTTTTAATTTTGCCAGAAGCGTCTGCTGCTCGCTTAATTGTACGTTGGTCGCGCCGATCTGCTGCTCAAACCCTTTGATGATGGCACTCTGGATGATGGCATCTTTGTACGCGGTGACGGCGGTCGTCAGCCCTGTAACCTTGCCTTTCTCAATGTCAAGATTCCCGAAATAATCCTTGCTGATTTTTTTCAGGTCGTTGAGCGCGTTGTTACGCTCGAGATAACTTTTCGTCTGGTCCTGCACAATCCCGACAAGCGCGTCAATCTTTGCAAGCTGCCCGGCCGCGCCTGCGGTCTCCTCGGCGACTATCTGCTGTGATGTCCGGAGCTCTTCATTAAACTTTTCGTAAGATTTCGCCGCTTTTGCGGTCTCCGCTGCCAGTTGGGTATTGTTGGCCGTCAGCGCATCAATAGCAGCCCCAAGACTGCCATATTTCTGCACGGCGACAGTGACGGCCGATGACACTAAAGAAAAGCCAAGCAGGAGCCCCGTAGGCCCTAACAATGACGAACCGAGAGCTTTGAGTGCACCACCCACGCCGCCGCTTTCTTTGGATAGCGACTGAAAGCTTTGGATGAGCGGCTCGATGTTGTTACCTATCGCTATAAAGCCAAAAGGCGCGTCAGATGCGACACGCCCCAAATTTTGTAATGCAGTCCCCGCTTTGTTGGATGCGGCGGTCAGCGGCTTTGTTGCCTGCTCGAGCTGTTTGATGGATTTCTCGGCCCTGTCGAGGCCGCGCTCAAGAGGCGCCGTATCTACCCCGGCCGTTATTTTAAGCGTTGCGTCCATCCTGTTCCATCTTTAACTTATCAAATATTGCCGCTATCTCATCCTCGTTCATTTGTCCTTTCGCCTCATCGCCGGGCAGTTGCCAGAGGTCCTCCGGTGTCTTTGGGCTTTTTTTCGGGTCTCCCCACATTTTCGCCATCATGAACATAAGTAAGCGCGTTTGCCGGTACTGATTAACCACCCTGTCAGCATAACCCGATATTATCAGGCTCACCTCCCGGAACGTCATCGCGTCGTATCCGCTCGCCCCTATTTCTCCGGTGACGTAGGCGCGGAGGTCGTCCCATCCTTGCTCACTTGTGAGGTCGAACTTTTTTTTTCGTCCTGCTCCGCCTCCTGCTCAGCCGCGCCTTTTATTACCCGACTATTGTAAAACGTCTCTGCGATCTTTTGGAATACCTCCGTATTGGTCACGTTTTCATCCACCCAGTCGCACACATTCTCAAATGTGAAATCCGGATCTTCGCGCTTTACATAGCAGTTGTTGAACAGACCCCAGTACACAATGACCGGGATCAGTGCGACGTCCACATTCTGCCCAAGTTGCAGGCCGAGCTTTTGGCTTTCAAGCGTTATTTGTTGCACGGCAAGCATGCCGAATTTTAGCCCGCGCTTTTTACCCAGTGCCTCGACCTGGATATATCCGTTAGTCATGTAAATGGTTTGTTATGGTTGAACGATGACGAGCGTGCCGGTAGATTGCAGTGTACCGCTGAAATTGATGTAAGCGCCGCCGCTGGCGTCCTGGTTAAGCGTCAGATCGGTGAAATACGCCTCACTCTCATGGTAGTACACTGTACCCACGGATGACCCGGTGATCGTCGGGTTCCTGAAACGCACTTTCACCTTTGTACCGGCGTTGATGCAAGTCAAGCAATCTTTGTATGAAATGCTGCTGCCACCAGGCGCGCTTTCGCAGATAGCGTCGAAATCAAAGCTGAACCCAGGCGTTCCGACGCTTGTCAGTTTGCCGCAGTTGGTCTCCTCCTCGCTCACGCTCGCGGTCGTATTGACCGAGGAGGTACGCAGACAGACGAGCGTCTTATAAGCTGATCCCGCTCCGGTCACATCGATCTCGATGTTTTGTAGATTTCCAGCAATTTGTGCCATTTACTTCTGAATTAAGGATTGTGAAAAACGTATTAGTTTACGAACAATGAAATAAGATCCGTCTTGTTCCGTCAAGTAATTGGCTGACTCCAAAGTTACATTCAAAAATTGATAATTTGCATTTGTGGGCGCGGATGAAGGGATCGCCAGCACGGCGTTCTCAACTACCTCGGCGATATCGTCCACTGTATCGTGGTCGATCTGCTTGTACTGCTTGACCACCACGTCCAAAGTGATGACCCCAGTGTGGACGAAAAGTTGATTGTTTCCCTCCTGATCATAGTCGATGGCGTTAATGTACACATACCTGTCCGGCGTTGTCACGATGGGCATATTGTCGTACACCGTCACCGGCATCCCGCCGTATGTGATGCCAGACAATGCCGACATGTACGCGTCTCTCAATGCCCTACCCGGATTTTTCATCCATTGCTCTTTTTATGTCCTTAACTATCTGCCTGGCGTTGGAAAGAAACGCAGGATACAAAAATGGCTGCGGCCTGATGCCCTCTTTCATAATTTTCCGCGCGATCAGGTAGGCATGATTTTTCGAATCCTTGCCTTTCTCAATGTAGCCTTTTTTCAGCCCCCATTCATGTATGGCATTCACCATGCCCCTAAATTTGCCCCTCTTTTTTCTTTTTTGAATCCGGCGTGCAATATCTTTTAATTCCGTCGGAACGACTGTCTTTCCCCTCGTACCAAACTCGATGTATGGCGCGTGATACGCATTTGCTGCCACCTCCCAAAGTAAATGTCCGACCTTTGCGTGTTGAATACTTTGATGGATGCCTGATAAATAAATTGGCGCGCGCATAATCGCATCTTTCTCTATTTTTATCACTCCGGCCTCAAGCGCGATATCAATCTCTTCCGTCAGTTCGTTCTCAACGTCCCTTAATTGGTTGAGGGCTTTTTGAACCCCGACCAGTTTGAAATTAATCATATCACGATCCTTTTATACCACGCGCTCGCCAGTTCCGGGAAACTGGTTAGGCTGGCGGTCTCATTGCTTAACTCGATGCCCCTGTTCTGATATGACCATGCGACAATTCTTTTAAGGTCGTTAAGGATATCATCCGGCACCGTTGTGTACCCGCACTGGTAAAGTATCTCATGCACACCTGGCGAATACACCTCAATGCTATCGCCGTATTGTTTATAAGTCACGCAGTCCCCCTCGCTTGTTACGGACAAGATCCCCGTCACGGGACCGGGCAATGTGTACAGGTCCATTGGTGACATGTCCACGGTCAGCTTGATGGTCTTTTTCCCGAGCTGCAAGCCTGTATAATTCTCAAGCCAAAGGCGGGCGTTTTTGCAAAGTGACGCAATCAGTGCGTCATCATCGCTGAATGATATTTTCATCGCCGCCTTCGCCGCCGCTGTCGTCAGCGGTTCCGTCGAAAGGTCTGTCTGAATTTCTTTTGCGATCAATAAATTCATCGTTGTTCCCTCTTTGCTTTGAAAATGAAATCCTCGATTTTTTGCAGTCCCCCCAATGGGTCGAGCTCGATGGCCCGCTCCTTTGCTTTTTTAGATGCTGCGGAGTATGCTTTTCTTTCATCGAGCTTTTTAATCGCCTTGACCCAGTCCTCTACCTTGTCCCGGTCCTGTATATAAATTCCCGCCTCTCCACAATTTTCAAGTAGCCCCGGAGTGCTTGAGCATATCACCGGGATCCCGCTCGCCATCGCCTCCGTCGCCGTCCGTCCCCAGCTTTCGTATTTGCTCGGCATTATCAGGATGCGTGTCTTTTCATACACTTTCCTGATATCATCCTGCTTTTCCCATACCTCGACATTCTGCGGCTGGTCAATGTGCTGCCCTATGGATGCAGGCTCCGAATACGATCCTTTAACCCCGATGAATTTTTTATCCGGCATTGCCTTTGCAATTTCGCGCAGGATATGCCCGCCCTTGTTGTGGTCGAGATTAATGAGCGTAATATACTCACTTTTGGCCGGGTCAGGGTTGCAGTTGTACACACGATAATCACATGCCGGCGGAACTACGATAGATCCGTGATTATAATTTAGTTTTTTCGCGGCCCATTCCGAATTATAAACTATGTATTGCGGATTTTCTGCATCGACGATACATCCGTATTTGTGCGTGTTGTGTATAAGATGAATGACGGGCAGCTTGAATATTTTTGCCGTTTCAATGGTCCATTGAGCATAGTCCAAATGCGTGAAAACAACGTCTGATGAGTTGAATAAGTTGGTGATAAATGTCGGGTCCGACGGGAACACATCAATTCCGTCATAAATATAATGCTCTGTAATCTTGTAATGGTTCGCCTGGTGCAGCAGCACTTTTACAGTGTGCCCTTTGCCTGCAAGGTATTTGTTGATTGCATGAAGCATAAACTCCGCGCCACATAAGTGCTTAGGCGGGTAAAGATGGACCGAGCAAAGTATGTTCATGGTATTCCAGTTCGATTAATATATCAAGATAATGCCGCGCTTTTTTTAAGTCCTCAAGTCCATTCTTAAACTTGTGGCGCATGATGTACTTTATGATGTTCCCCTCGATGTATGGCAGCCCGTTGGCATGGATAAATTCAATCGGTTGAATCTTCCATTGCTTGTAATGCTGACCGCCCTCCTGCGTTTCTAACGCGCTCATACAACTATCCATTTTTCCGGATAAATGTCTTTGGTCTCCAAATGCGCCGCCGCCGGACCGAACCATTGTCGAGGCGCGACCACTTGCCCGCCGGCGAGCCATGCAGCCCACCAGGAAAAGGTGCTATTTGCAATAATGTGGTTAGCGCATTTTTTCATCAGTCGGAAATCATCATAAGTCGTCCCGCTCTGAAAAACATCATGCCCGCCCATAAACTGGCCGAGGATCTCCTTTGCCTTGACAATATCGTCCGAAAAAATCATGTAGGGCCCCTTTAGATGCTTCATCGCCTCGGCATAGTACCATTTGCTGCAAATCGGGTGGTAATCGCCTCCATAGTCGCCGCACCTGATATGGATGGCGGTGTAAGGCAGCGGATCGATCTCGTTTTTTAATGTGAATAGGCGGCGGATATAGTCCGCGCAGTGAATAAAATACTTTTCGCTTTGCATATGCCCGACATAGGACCACCCATCAGGATGATTCAGCCCTTGCCAGCCCCAGGCGATGTAATAATCGGCCATCTCCATGTCCAAGCGGTTTATGGTCTCCCAATACGGAAACCACCGCCCGACATTGATATCTTCCTTACTTCCAAAACGCTCTGCCGCGTCATGGTTCACCCACTTCGGAAAAGCATAGTCGTACCCGTTCGCCTTTGCGATGCCGATCGTGCTGGCCACCTGAAAGAGCTGGTTTGCAAAACGGCCGTATCGTCCCAGGTTGGCGAATGTCACCATTCCCCATTCCTTTTCCTGTGATGGTGAAAAATGACCGGGTATGTGTCCATGTAAGTACCCTTGTCGTATATAAACGCCCCATCGTTGTACATCGCCGGCCACCAGTGTAATTTAAGTCCGTGCCACTGTTGTAAGCACGTTAAAATCGCCTGATCGTGCCTATGCTCTTGAAACTCCGGGAACTGGTCCACCTTTAGCACATCATTGATAAAGTTGGGCATTTGCGACCACAGCAGCCACTCCCGCACAAAGTTACGCGAGAACTTTGTCGCCTTGATGACAATGGCCGAAGCCTGCGCCTGCAATTTGTCCAGGGCGAACATGCGAACGTACACCTCGCGCTTGCACCAGTGTATATGCCGGTAATGGTTGCCAAAGATCATAATGTCCTGGTCCATTGCGTCCACCAGATGTTGAATATTATCTACGACTTCGACCCCTGCGTCGATATAAAGCAACATATCATTTTCGTCCATGTTGGAAAGGCACTGATCGATGATGTACGGTTTCCATAACCAATACCCCGCCCCGCGCGGATGGTTCAACGTGTCAAAGTTTTGCAAATAAAACTCCGATGATATTTCAGCATGGATCGGTGTCGCTCCGAAATTTTGCGCGGACCTTAAAGCAAGATCCCTGCTTCTGCTCATGTTCTCGCTCGCATATGTCGTGACGTATATCATATCAATTCACGAAGATAATCCTCTGATGCGGTAAATGTATCGGTGTAATCCACATTCCTGTCCCAAAGGTCCGAGCGGGTCGGGCGCTGAAAAGAAAGGAATGGATATGTCACATATGCGCTATAATGCGGCAATATAGTGTCAGAAAGAAATGTGTCGTACATGATGCCGTCATGATACATCTCAATGATGCTGGCGGCCATGTCGGCAGTGTACGCGACGGCATGGGTAGTGTATGCGGCCGTGACGCGAAAAATGTGGTCAGTGACTTTTATAGGCGCCGGATGATCCGGGTACGGTCTTAAGTTCGCGCCGAAATAGATAATATCCCACGCCTTAGGCATCTCCGCCATGATCTCATCCAGCCTGTCCATGTGCCTAAATGTGGCGTCATCTTCAAACAGGATGGCGGTCTCTTTGCCGGTATCGACAAAGTCCAGCAGCATGGCGATTTGAGACTTGTTAAAACTTGCATGCGGACTTTCGTCCTCTATGGCATAGAACCATTTGAAACTGAAATCTGCCCCCTGCTCGAACAAATATCGGCGGTCCACCCTGGCGCGCTGCGTCAAGACGGCAATGTGTTCAAAATGGTCGTTAAAGTTCATGGTTTGCAAAATGAAAAAAGGGAGCCGCCCGGCGCGACCCCCCTTTTTTTTAGAATTATGCAGATGTGCCGGTCGTACCGTAAACTGCTGCCTTCGGCTGGAACGAGAGGAGCTCGATCCGGGCCTCGGCGCGGTAGGTGACGAGGTTCTTGATGAAGTCGCTCTGATCGAACTCGGTGCTGCGAACCTGCAGGCCGGAAGCCTGGGCGGTTGCGAACGCGTCGGTGTTCAGAACGTAGAACCTGCTGCCTGTTACCTGGCTGTGCGGAACCACGGGGATACCGTTGATGCGGATACGGCCGTCGGCATCTACTGCAACGGATGCAGGTACGCCAAAGTTTGACGGTTTAGTCAGCAGCAGAGTAGACCATGCGGCCCATGTGGTCAGGATCAGGTTCGGCATGCCGAGACCCAGGTCGCCATGCTGTGCAACACCTGCAATCATCTTCGACACGGTCAGTGTCTCGGAGGTAGACAGCGCGGTGCTGTTGGTGGCGATGGTGTTCAGGTACCTTGTATTCACAGCCCTGTTCCAGTCCTCGATAAGGGACTGCGAAAGGTAGGACTGGAGGAAAGGCAAATCCTGAAGCATCTGGCGGGACACTTTCACGTAACCAGCGATAAACGGAACACTCACGTTCACCATTGTCACATCGTAGTCGATCTGTGCCTTGTCATTGCCTTCGGTCTGTGCTCCAAACGATCCCTCACCGACGGGGCTGTTGCCACGCGGGAAAGTCACGTTTCCGGTAGCGGTCGGAACAATCCGGAACACATCGTAAAGATGAGGATTATAGAACGACCTCATGATCGGGTTCGGAACGTAGCTGATCTGGCTGGTGCCGGTCAGGTTGTCGGTCAGGTTCATCGTGCCGACGATTTTCATCGCGGAGAATGCCTGCTCGGACTTCATCTTCTCATGGTTTTCGGCCACGATCTCGTTAACAGCGTTCTTAAGGTAGTCGCTGTTAGTCCAGCCTGCTTTTTCCACCTGCGCGGCTTTCAGCTTACCGTTGGAAGCCACAAGGCTGTCTACCTTTGCTTTCAGCTCGGCAATGCTCTCGCCTTTTTTGGCGGCATCTTCATTCAGTTGTGCAACGTCTGCGGCGACCTTGCTGTCAAGTTTGGCGACCTCTGCGGTCAGCTCGTCTTTGTGGCCCTTGAGCTTTGGGTCAAGTGCCTCCATGATGTCTTTTACTTCCATGTTAAAAATGTTTGTGTATTAATAATTGAATTGCCTGCTTAATCTTATCGTCCTCGGCCTTTGGCTGCTCGACGGGTGCCTCAACGACTGCCCTGGCGCTACTCATGTCCTCGATAAGTTGATTCAGCTGTTTTATCTCAAGCAGCAGCAGCTCGATTGTCTCGTCTGTTGCGTCTGTTGATTTTACGAATTTCTCGAGCTTTTTTAGCCGCTCGATCCGGTTGTGCATGTCATGCCCTTTCATGCCCAGCAAAGGCGTGTACTCGTTCGCGCCCCATGATGTCAGGCTGGACCCCTCGAACAGTTTGATGTCAAGCAGCTCGTTCGCGCTGTCGCCTTTCTGTTCCTTTATTACGTTGAACCCGATGCTGTGTTCTTTCACTAGATCGCTCTCGACCATCTTTATAAAGTCTTGCCCCAGGTTGTGCTTGCCGATCTGGCTCTCGTAATAAAGGCCGTAAGCGTCCTCCTTCAAGTCCATGATCTTACCCAGCGGCTGACGCGGGTCATGGTTCAGCAGGTGCTTTATGCGTCCTTTCGGAAACCATTCGTTAATGCTTTTCTGAAACGCACCCGGTCGGATGATGTCCCCATCGCTGTCTTTTATGTTGAACGCGGAAAAGTAACCGGTGACGATGCCTTTCTTTGCATCGACGTCTTTTACTTCGTGCTGCAATCGTTTGTATCCGTATATCATTCTCTTATTTTTTGAACTTTCCTCTGCTGCCAAATATGCCACATATGCGCGTTCCGCGGCGGGTTTGCTGGTGTACATGCAAGGCCCGTCGCCTATCCTATATTTCCCGTCTCCGCACGCGTATATCGGCATGTTTATCGTTTTACAAGTCTACCCCTCTCATCTCTTTTCGGCGTGAAGGCGACCACACACCGGCAATTTATCGTGAATGATGCCGGAGCGTTGGGATCCCCTGGCTGCGCTGCGACTGCCGTGATGCCTTTCAGTCCCGTCTGTTCAAAGTTCGCGTCCATCTCCCTCACCTGCCCGTCCATCGCCCAGTGATCAAACTCGTCCTTTTTGCCGAACCGGCGTGTTAGTTTATCATTCCCCGCAACCCATTCTTTTGTCAATACTGTGCGGCTCTTTGCCGCTGCCTCCATCGCCCCGACGTTTGATGCCCTTCCGACTTCCGTCCTTGCGATGGTTAGGGCCCTCGGATACTGCACGATGTAACTATTGGCGATGTTCAGCGCAATCTCCCGGTAACTTAACTGTTGTTCCTCGCCCTGCGTGATGATTTTAAGCAGTTCCTGCTTTGTCGTGTCATCCATCCGCGTGACAAGGTCCAGCGCGTGCCTGCCCAAAATGTTTACAATGCGCTGAATGATATCAGCATTGAAAAACACATCTTTCCGCTCCTGTACCTGCAAAGATCTGTTCACATTTATCGCGAATTGCAGGCCGACCTTTTTGTAAAGGTCCATAATGATTTTTATAAACTCATCGTTAAACATGGGCATTTTGCTCCATGCCGCCTGAAACCCGATACTGTCCGCTTGCTTCACCAGTGCGTCCACCTGACGCTTAATTAATGCCTGTATCTTTTTCGCATATCCGACCTCATGCTTGCGCATCTGTCGGCCCGCCGCTAACCAGTATTTCCTCCGCTCTGCGAAATTCATCTATTAATCTTTGTCTGTAACTTTCACGCGCCGCGTCCCTCATCCTTGCCTCCGTTATACATGACCATTCTGTCGGTAGTCGCGGAAATCGTTCTCTGACCAGCTGATTAATGTGTTCAATGTCCACGGATTTTCACCCTTTATGTATGTCACTATTTCCCGGACCACCTGCCCCTTGACAATGACGTGATAATGCACCACATCGTCAGATCGATATATCACCGTCAGCTCCATCGCCGTACCCCATGTCCATGCCCGCGTCCTCCAAAGGTATCAAGCCCTGTGCCACATAGCTCATGTCGTATGCGCCGCCTTTCGGCTCGTAGTTCATCGCAATCCTTTTTTCATCCATCGTCAGCCAGTTGGCATTAACAAGGCCCGCGACCATTTTCTCCAGATCTCTCTGCAGCTCCGGCAATGCCGTGATATCAAAGTCGATGAACACGCCCGGCTCGTTCATGCGGGGTACTAGCCACCTGTTCAATTCGTCGCGCAGCTGGGCGCACATGGGGACAATCGTGTTCGTAACGAGATCGCGGAGGGCGTTCTGGTAGTTGTTGTCAGCCATGTTGTCCGGGCTGAACAGAACCACCGGCATACCAAATACCCGGCACCACTGCTGGAGCGAGAATTGCATCGTTTCAATGAGTGCCATCTCCCGATTACTCAATCCAAACGAAAGATAGTCCCACGGGGTCTGCAACATAGCCACCTGGCCGGCGCGCTCGTTATTGTTGATCCTGTCGGCAAGTGCCCTCTGCATCTGTGCGGCCTGTGTTTCTGTAACTTGTGGAACCACGTTTCCGGTCGCCTTTGGCACCAGTGCGCCCTTCGCGCCTCCGTTCGCCATCTGGTTCGCGGCGGCTTTCTGCGCCTCGATGCCCATCAGGTAAGTATTCCATGCCGCCTTGATAGGTGACACGCCTCGGAGATG